GGAATTAAAGAAGATGCGGCAGAAATAACTGACGATAGGCTTTAATTTTTTTTGAGAGGTAATCCGTAAAAAAGTAGGGTATACGGATTAAGGGAGAGTGTGAAAAATAATTACTATTATATGCACTTAAAAAAGTATATCCGTAATTCTATAGCTTATGGAGGATTTAGAGAAATATTTTACAAGTGGCTTAAAGATAGTCATATAAAGGGGTTGAGGGTTGTTTTCTAAAAGCTTTTTTATTACCGATTTATTTAAGTTTAAAACTGGAAGGGAAATATACAAAAAAATCGTAGCACTTTCAAAACTGACTGCTACGATTAGGAGGTGAGAAAATGGCAAGAAGTAACAGCCACGAAGATATAATAGAGAGTCGTCTAATTGAGATAGAATCATGGGTTGAACAAGGTGATACTGATAAAGAAATAGCTGATAAGCTTGGAATTGGTTATTCCACATTTAGGAAATATAAGACTAAAAACGTAGCACTTAAGGAGGTAATTGCTACTGGAAAAGATAAGTTAAATGATGAAGCTGAGAAAGCATTATTTAAAAAGGCAACGGGATATTATTATTACGAAGATGTACCAACAAAAGTAAAAGAAGAGGTACTTGCAGATGATGGACAAACAATAATAACACAGGAAAAAGTAATTGTATCTAAAGTTAAGAAGTATAGTCATCCAGATGTTACAGCACTAAAATTTTGGCTACCGAATAAGAAGAAGGGTAGCTGGAAGAATGATCCTCATAAAATTGATATTGATAAGAAAGCATTGAAGCTTAAAGAAAAAGAAGTAGATACTAAAGAAAAGATGATGAAGGATTGGAATGATTAATTATACTTAGGAGGTAAGAATATGGAAGGTATTAAGGAAATGAGAGATGGATTACTAGAAGTTGTAGGTATATGTGATGAACTTATGGATTTAGAAAAAAGAGATAAAGAAGGTCAAGATGTTTCGAAAGAAGTAGAATCAGCTATGGGAAGACTTTTTATTAAGTTCATGCAGCTAGAAGCACTAAAGTAATGCCAATATATAAAAGATGTAGTAGATGCAATAAGAGAATACTAGAAGGGACTAAGTGTGATTGCTACAAAGAGAGACATAAAGAGTATAAGAAATATAGAACTGATGCTAAAGAACAAATCTTTTATAGCTCAGATGAATGGAAGATTATAAAAGAAAAAGTTATAGATAAGTTTAAGAAGATAGATATATATAGTTATTACATTTATGGAGTTATAGAGTATGGACAAACAGTACACCATATAGAAAGCATAAAAGAGAATTGGGAAAGAAGGTTAGACATAAGTAATTTAATATATCTAACTGAAAGCAATCATCAGAAGATACACAAATTAATCTGGGAGGATATTGTAATTCTTATTCAATGTATTTAAAAGCTACAACAGAATTGCAAGGGAAATCATTAACAGTAAGAAAGATGACTAAAAATGGACCAATTACAGTTAAAAATCCTCTTATAGAAATACAAAAAAATTATGCTGAAGAAATGAGAAAATTTGCTTCCTTATGTGGAATGACAATTGACAGTAGACTCAAAGTAGCAACAGTTAAGACTACTAAGCAGCAAAATAATATCACTGATGAATTTGGTGATATTTAATGACTATACTAGAAGAATTAATTCAATACTCTAATGATTGTTTAGAAGATAAGTATATAAATGACTATGAAGATTATATAAGTGGAGAAAAGCATAAATGGGCTTGTCAAAGATTTCTTAATGATGTTAAGAAAATGAAATTGAATGTATTAGCAGATCCATTCCCTTATTATTGGAACGAAGATGAAGCAAAAAAAATAGTTAGTTGGTTTACTTATTTAAGACATAGCAAAGGAGTTCTAGCAGGTAGACCAATAGAATTAAACATATGGCAAAAGTTTTTTTTATGTCAAATATATGGTTGGAGATATAAAAAGAATGACTATAAAAGATTTAATAAATCATTTGTAGAGGTAGCTAGGAAAAATGCTAAATCTCAAATGGAAGCTGGTGTAACTCTTTATGAAATGTCAACCCAAAGTACAAGAAATGAAGAAATATATGAGTGTTATTGTGCTGGAGTAAAAAGAAAACAATCTAAAGTTATATTTGAGGAATGTATAAATTTACTTGAAAAATCTCCTTTGAAATGCAAGTTTAAAATAACTAAAGATAGAATAGTTCATAGGAAAACTAGAAGTTATTTAGAACCACTTAATAAAGAAGATGGTAAAAAAGGAGATGGTACCAACCCAGCCATATTAGTCATTGACGAATATCATCAGCATCCAACTACAGAATTTTATGATTTAGGGTTAGGTTCTAACACTAAAGAAAGTTTATTAATGATTATAACTACTGCAGGAGTAGATTTAACATATCCTTGCTATACTCAAGAATATGAATATTGCAGTAATTTATTAAATCCGAGTATTGATGTAGAAAATGATAATTATTATGTTGATATATTAGAAGTTGATCCCAAAGATAAACATAGTAATGAAAGATGCTGGAAAAAAGCTAATCCAATAAGAATGACATATGAAGCTGGAGTAAAGAAAATTAAGGATGAATATGAGATAGCTAAAAATATTCCTGAAAAGCTAACAACATTCTTAACTAAATGTCTTAATAGGTGGGTGCAAGCAAAAGAAAATGGATACATGGATATGGCAAAATGGAAAGCATGTGAAGTTGAAAAAATTCAATACAACTTAAAAGGAAGAACTGTATTCGTTGGATTTGATATGTCAGCTAAAATAGATTTAACATCAGTTGCATTTGTAATTCCAATAAAAGATAAAGATAGAGTAATATATATTTGCTTTTCACATTCATTTATCCCTAGCGAAGAGAAACTTTGGGAAAGAATGGTTAAGGACAAGGTGCCATATGATTCATGGGAAAGAAATGAGTATATAACAATAACAAATACTCCTATAGTAGACCAACAACAAGTAATTGACTATGTCTTAAATACATGTAAGGAAAATGAATGGAAAATAGATACTCTGTGTTTTGATCCAGCTAATGCAAGTAAAATGATGATGGATTTAAATAAAGAAGGTTATCCAGTAGAAGAAGTATTTCAAAGCCATAGGTCGTTAAATGAAAGTACAGCAGGATTTAGAGAGCAAGTATATAGTAAAAATGTTATTTATATTAAAAATCCAGTTCTCAACTATGCTATGAGTAATGCAGTAATAAAAAAGAATAATGGATTAATTAAAATAGATAAAGATGCGACAACTAAAAGAATAGACCCAGTGGATGCTTTATTATGTGCATATAAATTAGCTATGTATTATGAATTTATAGATACTACAGATATTGATAAATGGCTTGAAAGTGATGAATGGTAGAAAGGGGGTGAGAAGATGGGGTTCATAGGTAGAATGAAAAATAAGTTTAAAAATAGTACTAGCACTGAACCAACAATAAACCTTAATCCAACGTTGGAAGAATTAAGAACGTTCTTTAATGCTGAAAGAGAAGAGATATCAGAATCTAAATTAACAAGCTCTACGTATTATTCATGTATGTTAATTAGATGTAATGCTATTGCAAAACTTAGTATAAAATTAATGCAAGAGCAAGAGAAGCAAGGGAGTAGAAAAGCAAAAGAGCATCCTTTATATCAATTACTTAGGACTAGACCTAATCCATTTGTATCATCACATGATTTTATGTGGGCAACAGAGTTCCAAAGGTTAGAATATGGGAATGCGTTTTGGGTATATGACACAAGTAGAGGAAGTATAAAAAATTTATATCTAT